TTTCACAAGGAGGACAAGAGCAATCTGTCATTCTTCCTTATCTGTGTAGAAATAAGTTAATGAATTGTGCCAGAGAAAGCAATTTCGAAGCACTTTTCCATGGACTGTACTATATCTATGTAGCTCAACCGTTAGCTAATTCTTCTGGATCCCCTATAAACATTTTCTTTAATGTTTATATGGAATTGGAGAAGGATTTCCATTTTTACGGTTACTCGACGGAACTAACTAGAGTTTTTGGTCCTTTCAATTCCATAACTCCAGGTCGAACAAATTTAATTGAAAATACTCAACCGCCCAACGAACAAACACTACAGCCGCCGGAACAAATTGATGAAAAGGTGAAACTTTATGTACCGCAAAGTATAGAAGTGATGAACAAACCGCAAACACAAGCAGAACCAACTGTAAATAGGATTGTACCTGTCGAAGATTTACGATTGCAACCAGTATTAGATATTAGACCACTCATAAGAAGATTATATCACGCTGAAACAAGATCGGCAAAGGTACTGGCTAATAAGACATTAGTAGATTCAGTATCATTGTCGGACTATATAGGTGAGATATCGGGATTAGCGTCAACACCAGCCGGTGCAATTGCTGCGATGTACTATGGAAAACATGTCGGATTGAAATTTAGAATTAGAGTGTTTACATCTCTTAAGCAATTAAGAGATAATATAACACTCAAGGTCTTTTTTACACCAACGCAAATGTATCCTATCACTACTGATGGGCAAATCATTGCTCAGGGTAGTGCTGTGGGTGCAAATGATGCGTTTAGTGTAACCAATACGACACAGTTTCCATTGAACAACATAGAATTGGCGTGTATAGACAGTGACAACAGTCATGTTTATGAGTTTACAATACCTAATACTAGTTTCTTTAAATTTATCGGAGCTGGGTATAAAATGAGAGAAGTATCCAACATTCCAAATGGGTGGATACCAGCAAATGGTGATTTAGGAGGTTTGTCACTTTCATTTTTTGCAAATGAAGTTGATGTGGACATATTTTACACTATAGAAATTGGATTTACAGATGAAACGCGGTTGGGTTTTCACTGCATAGCGCCTCTGGTTAGTAGGGTCTTAAAAACCAATACTGAAATAGAGACGCCAGGTAGGGGAAATTTAACTAGTGCTAATTTGTGGCCAACTATAACGTTAAATAAGTTCTTATACTTTACAAGGGTGTAAAGAGTATGGTAATACTATAAATTACCAACAGTTGTTAACATGGAACTGTATAATCTTTATTTGTTGAACAGTTGTAGTCAAGGAACTGTATAATCTTTATTTGACTATACCACAGCGGTATATTAAAATTAGCTGGATCATAGAGAAAACTATCAAAAACGGGATCACGGTTCCCAAAGATCGCACTATACTTCGAGAGGCATTATGTTTTCGAGGAGTATAAATATTAGAAAACATTTTGTAATAGTGCGGTCGCTGATACCGC